CCTTTGCTCAGGTCTGCCTTCGGATGATTCAGCGTACTCATATCCTGCACATCATGCAGGCAGTGGTCGGCCGGAATAATATCGTTATATCTGCAGGCAGCCCCACCCGGCGTCACTGTACTGCGGCGCGCCAGCTGTTTAATGCGCGGATCCGGAGCATCGTATGAATCCGGCAGCGGAAGCCCTTCACCGTAAGCCATGGCATTGGACTGCCCGGCCAGTACGATGACGTAGTACCAATCCGGCTCAGTTGCACCACTGACCACCACATCACCTTCTGCTGTAATCGCCTGCATCAGGGTATAAGGGGTTATGGCCACCGGACTACCAAACGGCTGCCAGCCCTCTTTCAGTTTGTGTGTCAGCTTTTCCGCAAGGTCTGACGGCGACGCCGCCCTGACAACATCATAATGTTTAATCGACATCGAATTTCTCCCGTGTACAGGAACAGAGTTAAAAAGCCGGAACCGGAATCAAATCACAGGATGACCATCTGCCAGTGGCTGGTCGTAAAAAAAAGCCGCGCCATGCGCAGCCGGAAATAAAGGGATAACGATGATAGTTTGAGAAAAACAGAAACAACACTTTTGTGGCAAAGCATGGTGCCGGGTGCCTCCCGGTGAATTCAGTATCAGCACCTGAATCCGCGATTATCCCATATACCTGGTTGCTGATCGCCCCTCCGCACAGGGGGATTCACCATGCAGAAGTGTTTTTAATAAACAGCAAACAAAAAAATCAAGCATTATGCAGGCTGTTTCTTTTTATCACCGGCCACAGCAATACCACAATGCCGCAGACCAGCACCCCATCCGCCAGCACCGACATGATTCTGCTGGTGAAATCCACCATCACCACCAGAAACAGCAGGAGTGCAGCCACAGCCAGGCGCAGTTTTACCGTCACAGGTGATTCTCCAGACGAAGACCCAGAACACCGGCAATCTCTTCCAGCACCTTGCGCTCTTCCGGCTCAATTTCGCCGTCTGCCTCCGCAATGGCCACCGCCACATCCAGCACATCTTCCGCTTCACGCGTATCGTGTTTCACATCCTCAATCTCGCGTAACGCGGCACGACGACCAATTTTAAAATTGGTATCCAGCTGACCGATAATAGTTGCGCTAATCGCATTAATTTCCGAGGTAAACGCAGACAACGCAGGCTGATTACGTAAGACCTGTTCGATCTTCGCTTTCTCGGATGCCTCGCATTCACCATCTGCATAGGCCACCAGGTATGCAGCGTTAATCACCGCCTGTGCCAGATCGCGTTTCTCAAACTTTTTAATTTCCGCTGCCGCTCTGCGGGTTTTCTTTTTGAAGATTCCAAACATCGTGACGTTCCTTTGGGTGGGTGAGCCAACGCCCGGGAGCGATCTGCCCACAGAGAAAGTCACACTGACCACTCCGTAAGCTCACCCCCGAAAGGCTCTGTGGTTGATATGCGCCGGGCGTGGCGCGGATACAAAAAAGGCCGCCAATAGCGACCTCAGTTACGGGATTATTCTGGGGTTAAACGACTGTTACTCCCCCCCAGACAAAATCATCACTTCCTGTTCGATGCGAGCCATAGTGAACCTCGTACTTATCTCCCATCTTTCTTGCTTCCGTTTCTGCGTCTCCCTCTGTCGCAAAAACCCCAACAAGATGCCAGGGCGAGCTTCTTACCACAGCCCAACCTTTAACCCATCCTTTGTTGTCCTTATCTTCCATTAACACTTCAGAAACAAACATATTTATCTCCTTGTGGGTACCCGGAGATATTTTATGATTGCTCCCGGTCAGATCAATAAAGTGGCTTCAATTTTGCCTTAATGATCAAATCAGGGTGATTGACGGAATCGTACACCACCTCAATATTTTCATCCGTGGCGTCGATAAGATATTCTTTTACATAAGGACCTGTTGATTTTCCATGAAATACATCTTCAACAAGTACACTCTCCCCCTGAACAACACGAAAACTAACTTCTGTTTCGAACGGACCAATCGTCACCATCAGTTTTTTCACATAGCCTCCTGATAAGCACTCGATTTATTAGTTAATGGTGTAACGCAGATACAAAAAAGGCCCGCAAAAGCGAGCCAGGTAAATAAATATGGCGCGTTGTACTGGATTCGAACCAGTGACCGATTGCTTAGAAGGCAATTGCTCTGTCCGGCTGAGCTAACAACGCAGGGTACGGATAATGGACCGCCATCGAGGACTCGAACCCCGCGCAACCAGCTTCGAAGGCTGGCGCTCTATCCCGATGAGCTAATGGCGGTATGTGATGGTGGCCCTTGCTGGATTTGAACCAGCGACCTGGCGATTATGAGTCGCTCGCTCTCACCACTGAGCTAAAGGGCCGGGCGCAGAATAATAACGGTCCGTAATTAATTCCGCAATAAAAAACCCGCTCAATGGCGGGTTCTGGTAAAGTTCATGCGCTTGGTTCGCCTCGCGATACAGCTTTGCGAAGCATACCGGAATTGAAGCAGTTTATGCGTAAAAAATCAAGCTATTTTTTGAGCAAATGATTCTCGCATGGGAATATATAGGGCATACTCAGCAACAGCCAACCAATTAGCAATTCGCTTTTCGCATGTGCTAAAACACCACTCAGGATGTGCATCATTTAGCAATTCAGCCATTTTGCGCTTAGTCATCCCCCGACCTTCATACCGTTGCTGGAGGACACTAATCAATCCCGGATGTTCTGCCAGCACCTCACTTATAACCCGATCAACACATAACGCCTCTGCATCAGTACAATGCGCCAGCCAGCTCTTTTGCTTACCATTGATCATCTCTCGCAAAAACGCTTCCAGCTCAGGTTTCTCTATTCCCGCTTTTTTCATCCTCCGGAGCGCCTCGTTAATTGCCGTTTTTGTCAGCTTTTTAGAGGTCAGTAATTGGTTGAACATATTTCCCGTCTTACCGCCGCCAATATACGACCAACGCCCCCACATACGCAGTTTCCCCTGGAGCCAGACACTTTCCAGCGTGGTGAGACGAAGGTGTTCCCCGCTTTTTCCTGTATTCGTTGGGTAAATCATAAATATCCCTCCTTTCTCCAGATTTCTTGTGTGCGAAAAACACCTTCTGCATGCATCAGGCGTAATTCTTCTTTGGTGTAATCGCTGGTTTTTACCCGCCCGTCGATTAAATCGTGGCACGAGCTACAGGCAATCGCGGCCTGCATATCGTGTGGCTTTATCGCTGTTCCGCACGTTCCCGCCAGTCGGTAATGCGCCAGCACAGACGTTTCGGGATTGTGATTGCAGTAGCCAGGAATTCTGACCTGGCACATCTGGCCCCGCGCCGCTTTACGTAAATCCACCATTACGCAAACTCCAGCAGCTGCACGGCCACATTTTCGACTTGTTCCGGAGAGGAAAATTTACGGAACAGAATCCAGTTCCACAGCACATTCAGTACAGATTTATAAACCTGCTGAAACTCGGTTTCGTCCATATTCGCAAACGCGATAGATTTCGCCCGACGCCCACGACTACCATCAGGATAAAGATGCTCGGTGTAAAATCCGGCCTGAATGGTTACCCACTCGCGGAAAGCCTCAAACGACTTTAGCAATGCTGTATCTCGGGTTCTGCGTGTCGCAACTGTATTCAGATATTGCTCTGCGGCTTCGCTCAGAGCTGGCGTATGTTCCCGGCCTACTGATTCGCACAGATAATCAACGAAACCGGACACCAGTTTTCGCTCGCGAGGAGTGATCGCCCCACCGACCGGAGTCCAGTAATCGAATCCGAGTTGCAGAAGTTTGAAAAAACGCTTATGGAATGCGTAGTTACGAACGCGCTTAAAATCAGCGTGTATCCACTCGCCTATTTTGATTTGATGCAGAAAATCACAACTCTCCGGCGTCGCCGGGAGAAGTAATCCGGAAGAGGTTTGTTTGACCAGTTGTATATGCGCCATTGCTGTCTCCAATGGCGCTGTAGGTTGCCAGTTGTTCAGGCTGGCTTACGAATTATAACTCATTCCCGAACCACCTTGAAACCGAGCCTTTCCAGGTATTCAATGAATGCCTCGATAGATAAAATCACATGATCATCAGGAATTAACGTTGTGTAGATAACGTCTCCATTCTCAACGCGCACAGCATAGAGGCCATTTTCACTAAAAATTTCACGCAATTCTTCGATTTTCATCAACAGAATCCTTCCAGATAAATAGCACTCCCCTGTTCGGGGTCCATCCCTCTTCTCCCTGCGCGCTAATTAAGTGAATCGATTCTAGTCAGGCATACCAGCTAATCAACAAACCCTGGTCGGTTAAATAGAAGGATTGGCTAAAATTTACCCCATTAAAATAAAAAACCCGCCGAAGCGGGTTTTCATTGGAAGCACCTTTAGTTTTGCTGTTCTATTTTAAGCTTGATAGTTTCATACAAAACAATAGTTGCGCCTGTTTTACATAATTCCCGGCTGTCATACGCGCGAGACCAATAACACAACCAGTTCTCGAGATCTTCTCGGGTATAGGTTTTGCAGGCCAGCCCCTCTGCCATTTCCACGATTTCATCGCCTGGTGCTGTTAACTCATAGCCATTCAACAACAAGAAGACGTAACCAGCCATCATAGCTGTTCGTTTGTTCGCATTAGCAAACGGATGATTCTGAATCAGACTTTCAATCAATACCGATGCCAGTACAAACATGTCATTGATCTGTTCATACCATCGAACCATGCTGGGACGGGCCTGAGAAGAACTTAAGTTATCTGGACTCAGAACACCAACAGGTTCATCTGGTGTTTGAAGCTCAATTAAAAGGCGATTGATTTCAGTAAGATCATCAACCGAAAGATAGTGCACTCCTTCAACAATCTCAGCCATAGAGCACAATACCCATTATTACACTTTTGAAAGTTCTTCCATTGCCTTCTCGTAACGAGAAAAACCGAAATCGAAAGCATTTTTCACCTGCTCACGATGCGTGCAATTTTCATCAATAGCCGGGCGCGGAGCTGCCACAACGCTTTTATCGCGAGGGGGAATAGTCAATCGCGGGTGTTTTTTTAGTGCGTAGCTCATTGGGTGTACCCTTACTTCTCCGTCCTGTTCTTTAACAAAAAATCAAGTCAATACAAAATTAGTCAGGCTAATGTTGTTAGCATAGCCTAATACCAATCGTATTCACAACCACAGTACGTGAAAAAACCCGCCGAAGCGGGTTTAGTGCGGGTGCGTTGAGGATGCCTGACACATGAGAGGTGGCGAGGGATTTCTCCCCCGCCTGGTCTCTTACTCCTCAGATTCGTAAGCTGTGAAGACAGCGACCTCCGTCTGGCCGGTTCGGATTCGTACCTCGCAGAGGTCTTTCCTCGTTACCAGTGCCGTCACTATGACGGTTAAACAGATGACGATCAGGGCGATTAACATCGCCTTTTGCTGCTTCATAGCCTGCTTCTCCTTGCCTTTCGGCGCGTAAGAGGCTAACCTACATGTGCAAGTCATAGATATGGCCTCAGATTAATGTTAAGCGTCTTGCCGGACGCGTAATGTTAACTGGGGCTTTTCTCTATCTGCCGTTGGTGTTCATGCCCGAGGCAGATAGCCTCAAGCACCCGCAGCAATTCTACTTAACTCTCGCTTTACCGCAAACCGTTTTTACCCGATATGGGAATTCCCA